AGGATAAACCAGCGTCCGCGTATCTTCTGCCCAAACACGGCAGCAGGGGTCAGGCCAAAGTCCAAACCAACAAAGACCGGCAATGAGTCACCAACAGGTATCTCTTCTTTGGCGACGTGCGTGTCACTGACAAACATATTGTATACCGGCTTGCCATCTTGGATCGTGCCAAGGCGGTTCATCACATACACATCGATCCATGTCTTGCTCTTACCTTGGATGAGGTTGGGATAATAAGAGGCCAGCATGTGCTTGGTGTTCTCGGCCTCTTTGTTCTTCTCGTAGGAATCTACTTCGCCTTCCTCGGTGCGTTTCTCTTTCATGCCGGGAGGCTGTGTGTAAAACCGCCAGTTCTCTGGCTTGACCAACATCTTGGCTTCCTCTGCCGGGATGTGATCAGGCACCGGAACCTCGCCAGCCATGATGGGCCACCAGTGATCTTCTTCAGGCGCGTTGGTATCTGCAATCACACCAGTCCAGCTTGGGCCACCTTCCCGCATGGAAGGGTATCGACCAACACGCATGGTGCAGGCATCGATGATGGACTTGGGTATCTCGCGTGCCTCGTTAATCCAGATGCCAGTCAGTTCGAGAGACAGCAGCTTCTTCACATCCTCTGGCCTGTCGAGTGCCAGGAATATTACCTCTAGCTCAATGTCGCCCTGTTTGATGTTGTGCGTATATGGGACAGACCAAGAAAACCTGCCCCAGTCCTCTTCAGGAAACCAGTCAAGCCACGTCTTGATTGTAGTCGTTCTAAGCTGCGGGTTCGTGTTTCGCACGATAGCCCAGCGGCTTTTTCGTTTACCGTCACTGTTCGGCTCCTGCTGTAACGCGCGCCGAAAGACTTCGACGCAACAGCCAACAGACTTGCCAGAGCCAACAGGTCCCCTGATGCCACGAAAGAATGTGTCGTCTTTCATGAAGGCTTTGAGGACTTCGCCGTCAGGCTTGTATTTAAATTTCATCTACCTTGTAGTCCTTACCAATGCGGATAAGGTTGGCAGCAACCTCGGGGCCAATGCTGGCTATCAGCTTGTCGGCTTCATAGTCTGTGCAGAATTCCCGTGGGTGATATTTCAGATGTACCTTCTTCACCACAGTACGCAGGATGCGCCTCTCTTCTGGCTTCAAGGCATGTAGGAACGTACTCATCTGTACCTTTTACTCACGCGCGCAGCGGCTTTGGGTTGCTTGGAGTGTTGCTTGCCAGCAGCTTTGTCCTTGCGCTTCTTGGCTGACGAGGCTGCATACTGGGATGAGGACATGGCCTTGATGGCTGCGGAAGGAAGATAACGCTCACCAGTGGCCTTGGAACCTTGTGTCGATGGCTTGCCAGACTTGGTGCGCCACTTCTGCTTGGTCCAGTTCATCAGGCTCCGCTGTGACTTTGCCCTAGCGATAGCCGCCTCCCTTGGCCTTATATTGCTTGGCCAGCATCTGGGCTTTGCGCGCCGACCACTGACCGGGCGCGCCGCCCTTGCCGCCAGCCTTGATGCGGTTGAACAGGTTCTTGCGCATGGTTGGTTTGGTGTAGTTACCAGCTTCGTTTACGCGGCTTGCCATATCTAAAACAGGGACCTGCGTCCCGGCCCTCTTGAGCTTGCGCTACTGCGCGCTTGGTTAAGTGCGATCATGCTGCGGCGATTGCCATCAGGTGTGGATGGATTGGTTGCCGACTCCGGGCGTTCTTGGACCGGCTGGTCTTCCTGCGCGTTCTCAGCTTCGCGTCTGCGCTGCTGCTGCTGGGCCTGATAAACTGTATCAGCGTCCTGCAACTCATCCCGGCCTGTTGCCAGTTCACCAGTCTCAGGATTGCGCGTGCCAATAACATCCCCACCAAATCCTGTGATCGGATCAAAACCAGCGCGCAGATCTCTGATCATCCGGTCAGCAAACATGTTGCCCACAGCATTCGCTGTATTAAGTACAGTGCCACCCGGCATCAAAGGATTGACTGTGTCAGCCCTGTTATCGATGCGCCGCTCCAGATTCCTGATGGCGAGATCTCTGACCTCTGATTCCTCTGGCTGTTCTCGCGGAGACGTAGCGGTGGCCTGAATCACTCCCGTGGCTTTTGGAGCGGCATTGCCCCTGCCTCGTTCTTGATCATAAAAACCAGAGGCACCACTTTGGGGCTGGTCACTACGCTCAACGTAACCAACCTTCAGACCAGTAGGGAGCTTGGAGGATGACTCCTTTACTGCGCCCTCTTGAGGTTCAGGACCACCGCCAACACACATTACTTTTTCTTCGCCTTCATGATCTTTTGTTGCAGAGCTTTAGGCAGCGCCTTCTGCTTCGATGTCAAACCGCCAGCCTTTTTGGCTGCGGCCTTCTTGGCTGGACGACCACGCTTGGAGCCGTATGTACCGGGACCCATTGGCATTACGCTTTACCTTTCTTGGCTTTGTTACGCTTGGAAATGGCCGCTGCCTTCTTCTTGGCGTCAGCCTTGGATGATGCCCCCCACGCTCTCAGCGAAAGAAGCAGACGCGTTGGTTTGCCCTTGGCATCCCTCTCGGGGCCGGGCATGCCACCCATACGGGCAAGGAAGCTGGCGCGCCTTGGGTTGTCTCCAGATTTAACAGGAGCCTTGAGGGTGCCGCCCTTATAGGAGGCGCGTCCCTTGGCATTGAGGCCACCCTTCGGGTTCTTGCCAGCCTTGCGTGTCCATGCAGGAGTCTTGGCCATTACGCCACCTCGTTTGAAAAATCTTGATCTTGGGCTGATGCAACACGACGCTGACGTGCTGTAGGCTTCGGCTGCGGCGTAACCATTTCAACCCCCGGCTTGGAAGTGGGGAGTGACATCTCAGGTGTGCTTGCCTTTGCCGGTGGGAAGATCAAATCAAGGAGGCTCTTGCGTTCACTATCCATGGCTGTGGCAGGAAAGACTGGTTCGATGTTGTCATCCTCAAACCAGCTAGGGCGTGGAGAGGGGCGCTCTTCTTCAACTATATCTTCACGCGGTATGTGCAGCTTCACATGCTGGGAACCTGATTCTTCAGGCGTCTCAGTGTCAGGCATAAAGATGCCACCAAACATCCTGGCAATCGGGTGGGCCGCTCCTTTCGTGACGGAAGCAGCCGCACCAAAAGAAAGAGAGCCAATATGTGAGTTAATCATGGTGTCAGCAGTCTTGCTGTCGAGGCCTGCTTCAACAAGAGTGGCCTTTACCTCTGGCGCAAACGTCCTGATGTAGTTGCCGTTGCTGCCAAAGTCATAGATGTCGTTGATGTCATAAGAGCCATCATCATTCCGGCTTACACCAAAACGTCCAAGGATCAACTTCACGTCAGTTGAAATACCTTCGTACTCATAATTTTTATAGAACGACGATGTCTTAAAGAAGTCATTGACCATGTCATAATTGACTGCGCCAGCTTCCAGCATCTTAGCAAACTCAGGGTGGTCCTGCTTACGCCGCTGAGTAATTGCATCACTAGCATAGTAGTAATCAAGAACCTGCCGCATGGAAGCAATGAACTCAGGAGATACCTGCCCGTTCAAGTCCATAGTCTCGCTATCCATAAACTCAGGAAGCAATGAGTTGAAAGCGGCTTTCAGGAAAACTTTTTGGTAATCACGCATGCGGCCACTATCAGGCCGGTAAAGCGGTCAGCACAACGCACAAACGCAGTGCGAACCTTTTTCAGGAAAAATGTCAGCAGGGGACCTATTGCATATGGCGACCGCCGGTTTTTTGCCCCCCCACCCGCGCATACTCACATGGCCCTAGCTTAGATCTATCGACACGCTGATCTCACCGGCATGCAGGTGCATGTGCCTGTCAGGTGACTTGAAGCCAGCACGATCAAGTATGTCCTTACTCGCTTCCAGTTGGACATACTCGGAGCGCGCACCTGTAGCCAGTTGAACCACCCTAGCTGCGGCAGTCGTAGCACTCAGGCCTATCGTCTCACTCACTCTCTGCATCATGTACTGTTGCACGTGCGGCTGCTTCAAAGCCTTGCTGGCACTCACTCTCCCGGCATCGCCCTTCGCATATCCTGCGCTGCGTGCTGCTTCT